TCATGCGCGCGCACTGCGCGTCTTTACTGACTTTTTAGAATTTCCCCGCGATCTGTTCGATTTGCCATTCGCGCGAGGGCGCGACATAGGCGTCAAGGTAGTCAATTCCGAACTACCCCCAGCGGAAAAACCGGAGACTTTTTCATCGCTGAACTGGTCGAGCGCGGTGACGGCTGCTCGCCTCGTCCTCTCCGTCGAGTGGGCGTAGCGCATCGCCATCACGCGCGCCGAGTGGCCTGAGATCGCCATCACGGATTCGAGCGAGTGCCCCGCGTGCAGCATCGCTGTTATAGCCGTGTGGCGCGCGTCGTGAAGAACCCAGCCGCCGGGCGTATCCCGCCCGTAAGGTATGGAAATCTTCGCGCACTCGGCGCGGTAGATTTGATCGGTACTCGCGCGAAGCATCGTCGAGCCTTCGAGCACGGGGAAGACCAGAGGGCTTGTGCCCGCCGCGGCCTTGCGGCGCTTGAGGAGCGCGACGAGCGGCGCGCCCATCTCGATGACCCTCACGCGATCCGTCTTCGTGCCCGTGACGCGCAACGTCGCGCGCTCGAAATTCACGTCCGACCATCGGAGCGAAAGAATCTCCCAACGGCGCGCCGCGGTAAGGAGCGCGATCTGAAGGAGGTCTGCGGCGTCCGCTCGGACGCGCCAGTAGCGCTCGGTCTCGCCCTCCTCGCGCGGCCTGCGGAGCTGCGCGAGCACGGCGAGCGCCTCCTCGCGCGTGATGATTCGGTCGCGCGCGCCCGTCGGCGTCCTCATGCGGGGCCTGCGCGGGGGCTGCCACTCTTCCAACTCGGCGAAGAGGTCGCGCGCGCAATTAAGCATTGAGCAAATGTCGGTCATCTCGCGGAAGACGGTCTGAACTTTGACCTGTCGAAGGCGACGGTCAACCCACTCTTGCAGGAGCGCCGTCGTCACCTCCGTGACGAGGAGGCCAGCGGGAAGGCTTTCGAGCCACAGTTCGATGACGCGGGCGCGGCTCTTGCGGCGCGGCGTGTTCTGATACTGCGCGCAGCGCCGGGAGACTAAAGTCTTGACCGTGACGGCAGGCTTCCTTTGGGGCGGCGCGACGCCATGCCTTTTCTCGAAGGCTTCGACTCTGGCCTTCGAGAGCGCGACCTGCGCGGCCTTCTCAGACGAGAAGCCGAAGCGCTGTTTGCGCTTGCCTTCGATCCAAGCTTCATAGCCCCACACGTCACGCTTGAACTTGTTCGACCACTGTTTCTTTATCATGTGTGCGTGTGGCCTCGGTCGGGAGTCGCGGGCACGGGTTGAATTACTCTTTTGGTAGTAGAGCTTCTGCAAATTTGATCTGCTCGCGCGCGCCGTCCCAAGCAGTATTTATCAACTTCCTTTTGCTCTCTTCGGAATACTCATTCCTAATGCTTGTTGACCAATCATCACGGGCGGCCACGTAGAAATACATTGCGCTCTCGATGTCCTGAACGAAGTGAGCGTCTGAAGGTGTCTCGACTGTGATCGAGCGCAGCGCGGCATCAACTTCGGCCTTCGTATCTAAAACCCTCTCGCTGTATTGCATGAAGCTCAAACCCGCCTCGGTCGCGCTTTGAAGTTTGTGAATGGCCTCAAGCGCCCTCTTCGCACTCGCGGTGTTTTTTGACGATATGATTTCAGGTATAGGCGTAGGCGCGGCGGTCGGGGTGCTGTTTGTAATGGAGAAGTTTGGACTCCCTGAGCGCGTAGCCCTGCCGAGCGCCCAAAACGCTACCATCACGACCGCGAGAACAATCACGGCGGCTACGATTCCGAAGTAAGGATGTTTGCTTTTTTCGTTTAGAGGCATGCCGGGCGTTTGTTGTGCCACGACGCCCTTCAGATCAGCGGCGCACTTCTTACAAACATCGGCAGCGGAGAAATTAACCATGCCGCATTGAGGACATTTTTTGCTGCTCAAGTGAGATACCTCCGTGAGAATTAAATTCCGTACATTTCGAGAACCTTCAACCTAAATTCGATTATGTCGCGCGTGAAACCCTCCTCTTCGAAATCGCCGCCTTCGGCGAGGGTCGAGCGCAGGAGCGTCTCAGGCAGCACGGCGACGACGGCGAAGGCTTCGGCCTCGAACTCCTGCTTCGTGTCCGGCCTGAGCCTGAAGAAGTGGGCGGCGGTCGCCTCCGCCGGGACATGCAGGAAGTAGTGAGCCAGCTCGTGCAGGAGCACGTAGACGCGGCGGACGCCGCGGAGCCGCGAGTCAACCGTGATGATGCACCGGCCCGCGCAGCGCATGTAGAAGCCGAGCGTGCCGGAGATCGGGTATTCAATGATCTTGACCTTTTCGCGGCGGCAGATTCGATAAACGTCTGCCTCCGTGAACGCCCGCCTGTTCCAGCCGAGCTTTTCAAATTTGGTGAGGAGTGAATGCACGCGCGTACCCCTTGAAGAGTTGGCCCGACCTCTTACCTCTTGCCTTTTACCTTGCCGCCTGTCTTCTGCCTTCTAATCAGCCGTTGCTCGATCATCGCCTCGATCATGGCGACGATCTCGGCGCGGTCTTCGTCCGTCAGGTTCTCGATGCCGCCTTGCCGCTGGTAATGATCTATCCCCATAGCTTCGAGAGCGGATGCGAAATCCGTCGGCGGCAGCGGCTGAAGTGTCCTGCCGCGGGCGACCGCGAATAGCTCTTCCTCTCGCTTTCGCCCTCCGCCGAGTCCGGCGGCGAGGGCCTGTAATTTTCCTGCCGTCGGGCTGACGATGTAGCGATTCTCGATCTGGCTTATGTAGCCCCTAGATATTTTGAAGCCCTTACTCCGCGCCCCTTGCACAACAGCGTCAAGGGAGATTTTTAGCTCCTGTTCGCGGACGCGCCGCACATAATCGGCCAAATCTTCACCGTCCTGAATCGTCATCAAGGGCAGTTTAGTATCCTGAATGATTATTAAATCAATCACCTTGTTTATTTTCCTTGACAAAGAATCTATTGGGCGTTTAGTATTCTAAACAGGAGGTCGGGATGCTGATTAAACGATACCGAGACGACCTAATCAGAAGCAGCATGGCAGGCCAAGAGCCACCGCTTACTTCTGAACAACTCGCCGAGAAGACGGGCCTTTCACGCACGACCATCTCGAAAATTATCAACGGCAGTCTTGACATTAGGCTGCCTTCGCTAATCGCGGTAGCGGATGCGCTCGGCCTGAGCTTGGAAACGCTGTTCACCATGAAAGAGGGCGAACAGGTTCAGGAAGAGGAGCCAGCCGCGGCCTGACGGGGGTCAAGCCACGCCGCACACGCCGGCCATCGTCGGGAATTCCATTAAACGATTAACGGCGTCGCCGTTCCGAAGGAGTGTCACCCGCTCATGTCAGACCGTCGAAAACGCACAGAGCGACCGCTATCAAATCGGTGGATGACCTACCAGCAAGTAGCCGACCTGTTTCAAGTGAGCGAGGCGACCGTGAGGCTGGGGCGGGGTGTGTTCTCGCGCTTGCGCCGCGTCACGCTCTCACAGAACCGCGTCGTCGTACTTCGCTCGGACGTGGAGAAGCTTGACCGCGAGATGGAGCGGAGTGCCGTGAGTCTCGACGGCGTTGTCCCAATCGAGGGGCGACGAAAGACCGCCTGAAAATTGGAAAGGCTGACAGGGGGCAGAGAGCGTGCGAAGCCATAACCCCGAATCAGCCTTCGAGTCTCACAAGGAGTCTTTACGCATGTTAACACTAAGTCTTGTTTCCGACACGCAATTTTTGAAGGCGCGCGAACTCAACCTGCCCGTCCGCGTCGTTGACGCGCGCACCTTCGTCATGCCATCGGCGTCGCGCCCTGAGCTTACAGAGCATCACCGCGTCACGTTCGACTCAGACTTCGACACCCTGAACGGCCCGCGCGCCTACACCTGCACCTGCGAATCTTTCGCTATCGCGCACAGGCCGTGCTGGGCTGTCGCGCGCGCCCTCGACGTGACGGTGCTGCTCTTGGGGCACAACGTCCGTGTGGGCGAGACGGAGGCAGGCAGCGGAGGGGGGCCGCTGTCCGCCCCGGAAGTCTCGTCGGAAGCAGCGAGGGTCGAGCCGCCGCGCGAGCAATTCGACGGGCGCTTCGAGAACCGGCGCGCGTTCAAGGTCGAGCCTGAAGGCGACCCCGACGCGCTGCTCGTTCCCGCCAAGCCGCGCGGGAAGGAAGAGCGAGTGAGGGGGTTTCAGATATGAGAACCCTCATCTGGTACACCGACGCGATCACGGCGCTCGCGCACGCAGCGAGGCCGCTGTTTGACGCCATTGAGGACGCGACGCTGCGGGGCGACGGCGAGCTTCTCAAGTTCCTCAACGCGACCTATCTGCCCCTGCGCGCGAAGCTCCGCGCGTGCGTGCAGGAGGCGTGGCGCGAAGAGGAATGGACGACCGCAGAGCTTGCGAAGGAAGACGCCGTTTTAGTGGCGAGGGTTCTCGCCATGAAGAACACGCTCAAGGAGGCGCGCCGTGCCTAACCCCCTTGAAAGTCTCCGCGAGGTCGGCCACGCGCTCGACCAGATCGCCGAGTGCAAATTCTGCGGCGGCAGCCGCATGGTTCGTTACACGGCTTGGCGCAGACACGGAATCGGCAAGCGCGGCGTCTCGGTCGGCACGCCGACGGCGCAGGAAGAGTTGACGCCGGAGCGCCACTGCACTTGCGTCGGCGGCGTCCTCTGGCCGCGCCTCTGCGCCACTCAGTTCGGGCGCGACCTGAAGCTCTCTTCAGTCCGGGCGGACGAATACGAAAAGGGGCGCGTCGTCTTCTGGTTTCCCGGCGAAGAGGGCGTCGAAGGCGGCGAGCCGGGGTGGATGGAGATGCCCGCCGGCAACTGGCGTCAGATGCTCGTCAAGATTTGGGCGCGCGTAAGGGCCGGTAAGTCTGCCGTCGAGTGCTGTCAGGAGCAAGGGGAGGCGGCGCGCCATGAGTGACAAAAGAAATTGCTCCTGCGGCGCGCCCCCCACGCGGACGGCAATTGTGAGCGACACGCCCGGCTCGATAGACGGCAGACCCGTCCGCATCCACCTCTGCGAACGATGTTACATCGAGGAGGGCTGGGCGGAGAGCGACCTGCGGCCTCAAGGCGATATGTGGTCGCTCGCCACGGGCAGGGATTTCGTCGGCGACGAAGACGACGGCGATCTGATGGAGGCGAATTACTAATGATGCCTCTCAGACACATCCGTCAGCGCATCGCCGAGGCGGTCTGCCCGGAGCTGCGCGAGCAGCGCGACCAACTTGAACGTGAAGCCTCGTTCGACGCCGTAACGGGAATCGCAAACCGCCGCGCCCTCGACCGCGCTCTCCCCGCGGCGGAGGCCGACGCTCACACGCTCGTCGTCGTCTTCGACGTGAACAATTTCAAGGCCGTCAACGACTGCTTAGGCCACGTCGCGGGCGACGCGCTCTTGCGCGAGGTCGCGCTCTCGATCTGGCGCGCGGCAAGTCGGTTCGGCTACGGCGTGCGCGTCTTCCGCTACGGCGGCGACGAGTTCGTCGTGCTGGCCTCGGCGATGACCGCGTGCCTGATACGCGACGAGGCGGAAGAGGAGTTCGGCGCACGCCTCGTCGAGGGCGTGCGCGTCTCTTTGAGCGGCACGGTAGGGATGACACTCGCCGAGGCCGACGCCGCGCTCGGCGCTCGCAAGGCGGTAAGAAAGGGGTCTCATGCGAGGTAAATGCTCAATGCAGGATTGCCCGAATGAGACTTACGTCAAGGGCTTCTGCCGGAAGCACTACACGCGCAATTACAGGCATGGTAGTCCTAGCGTCGCTCTCAATAATTGCGGCACGGGAGATACGCCCGAAGAGAGATTTTGGTCGAAGGTAGCGATCACGGCCAACCCTGAAAAATGCTGGGAGTGGCAGGGCGCACTCACAAACCTCGGCTACGGTAATTTCGGCTACCGTAAAAGGCAGTGGGGCGCTCATCGCCTCGCATGGTTTTTGTTCTACGGCAAAGAGCCTGAGAAATTCCTCCTGCATTCTTGCGACAACCCCCGCTGCGTGAACCCTCGCCACCTCAGAGAAGGCGATCACCGCGAAAACATGGGGGACATGGTGGCCCGCGGGCGCGCGTCAGGGGGTGAGAAAAACGCCCAATCAAAATTGACACCCGAACAGGTTTTGCAGATACGCGACCTTCTGAGGCAAGGGATTCCCAAGACTCACATCGCCGCGCGATTCAACGTCAACGAAAAGGTTATTTACAACATCGCCCTCAGCAAGAGTTGGGCGCATGTCGGTGCTAGTGATTCAGAGGCGCGCAAGGAGGCGAGGAAGGGGCAATGATGGCCGGGTCGGAAGCCGTCGTCGTGACGCACATCCGTTTCCCCGAGACGCCGCGCGAGGCCGCCGAAGCGCTCGCCCGTGCTCAGGAGTTCGACCGCCGCGCGGGGCTGGCGATGTGCGCCAGCGACGAGGCCGCGTACCAGCACAACCGAGATCAAGCACGCGCTGCGTGGTCTCGGTATCGGGCTTTAGTCGAAAAGAAGTAGGGCGCGCGCCGAGCCTCGTTCGCTCGGCGCGCGCCCTTTGGCCGCAAACATTAGAGTGACCGAAAGGAGTCTATCAGATGAATCAGGCGTTAGAAAAACACGCGGGCTTAGCCTCCGATGCCGTCACGGTCGTCGAGAGGTTAATCACGACCGGCGACCTCTCGAAACTGAGTTCGCAGGATCGAATCACTTATTACAACGGCCTGTGCCGGAGCTTGGGTCTGAACCCATTCACCCGGCCTTTCGAGTACCTGACGCTTTCGGGCGAGCTCGTCCTCTACGCGCGCAAGGACGCCACAGAGCAGTTACGCAAGATCAACAACGTCTCCATCACGAAACTCGAATGCGAGCAGGACGGAGACCTCTACATCGTGACGGCCCACGCGCGTGTGGGCGACAGGGCAGACATGGACGTGGGCGCGGTCTCGACGAAGGGCTTGCACGGCGACGCGCTCGTCAACGCGCGCCTTAAGGCCGTGACGAAGGCGAAGCGGAGAGTGACTCTGAGCATTTGTGGGCTGGGCTTCCTCGACGAGACGGAGAGGGAAACGATTCCGGGCGCGACGCCTGCCCCGCCCGCCGTCATCGTCCCGGCTGAGGGAGACGAATCACTCACGCTCGAAGAGGAGACGGAACTTCTCCGGCAGGCCGCGCGCGACCTGTGCAGCAACCTTAACGCCGCGGGCTATCAGCCCAAGTGGACTGCCGTCGCGCTTAAGACCTACGTCAACCATTACTTCACGACGACGGGCGGACTCGACACCCTCTCCGTACCGCAACTGCGCGAGCTTGTTCAAGACCTGACCGGCAAGCTCGAAGCGCTCAACACGCCCGCTGAATCCGAAAGTGAGGAGGTTTTTTAGCCATGAAAAAAACCTGCTTCAAATGCGGCGTCTCAAAGCCCCTCTCCGATTTCTACACGCATTCCCGAATGGCCGACGGTTACTTGAACAAGTGCAAGGACTGCACGAAGAGAGACAGCAAGGAGCACCGCGCGGCCAACTTCGATTACTACAAACAATACAGAGCCGGGCGAGCGCAAACCCCGGAAGCCAAGCGCGCGCACCGTGAACGCAACAGGCAGGAGCGCGAGCAGAGTCCAGAAAAGGTGAAGGCGCGCAAAACCGTCTCCAACGCTCTTCGCGCGGGCAAGCTCACCAAACAGCCCTGCGAGAAATGCGGCTCGACGAAAGACATTCACGCCCACCACGACGACTATTCCGCGCCTCTTGATGTGCGCTGGCTCTGCGCGCGCGACCACGCGATTCTTCACGCCGAAGGGAGGGCGTTCTGATGACTAAACCAGCGACCCAAGCCACGCAAACGAAGACGCACGAGAAGACGCACGGCAAACGCACGCGCGCAAATGCAGCCGACGACGAAGCCGCGAGTAACCCCGACATCCTTTGTCATCAGATCGGCCTGTGTAGGAACCTCGCCGAGCTTCAATCCCTGATAAGCCGTCATAACTTGCTGAACGTCATCGGCGACGAGCGATTCTCGCCGCGGATGCAGCAGGCCATCGAAGAAGCCCTCGACACGATGACCGAAGTCCTGCAATCGCCCGCGAACAACGACGCGACGCTTTTCCCCGTGCCTCAAGACCTCGCTGTCCGCGGCTGGAAGGTCGAGCGCGAGGGCGTGCTGTTCAAGTACGTCAAGGGCCAGCTCTCGACGAGCCAGTACGTCATGCGCGAAGAGGTCGCAGACGCCGCGCGCAAGCTTCAGCAGCGCGAGGGCAAGCACAAGCGGCAGCCGAGTACCACATCGCCGGAGGCAGCGAGCGGTGACGACGCGGCTGCACTCATCGAGGCAACAGAGCGCGAGCAGCGCGGGCGCTGGGCCGCGCTGTGCGAGCTTCACAGTCGCAAGCGTCAGACTAAAAAGTCCCGCGACCGCGTCGCGCGCCTCAGCGAAGAGTACGACGTTACATACGTCGAGGTGACGAACACCTTCGGGGGCAGCGTGGCGCTAGACATGCGCGAGCGCGTCGAGGCCGCCGGCGCGCCCGCCGCCGCGACGTCTACCACCGTCACCGGCGGCGAGCGTCGCCGGCAACTCGACGCGGCCTGCGGTGATGACTGCGGGCACACACAGGCCGAGCATGACGCTTTCGACGCGGGGCTTCTGGCGGGCGAGCGCGGCGACCCGGCTGAGGATTGCCCGCACACGGAGAGCGGCCTGCGCCTCGCTTGGCTCACCGGCCACGATGTAGGCAGTGGCAACCGTTCGGCCACTCCCGCCGTCGGTGACGAGGCGAGCAGCTTAGAGACAGATGTGCGGCAGGACTGCCCTGAGTGCAAAGCTGCTCAGTCAGTCATCATTGACCCGGAGCACCCTAATTCAGGGACGTGCGAGCTTTGCCTTGCAACAGTCTGCACGGCTCCTCTCGCCAAAGACGAGGGTGACTCCGGGGGTGATACCCCTGCAATCGAGGATGCAGCCGCCGAGCCTTCCGTCTTCAAGCGCGTCGTCGAAATAAAGCTCAACGATCACGATATCGCGGAGCTCGCACGCGAGGCCGCATCCTTGCGCCGCCAGATCGCCCAGCTTGAGACCGAGAAGTCCGAAACGGATAAGGTCTACAAAAAGAAGATCGGCGGGCTTGAGGAGCAACTGTCGAAGCTGCTCTCGACAATCTACGTCGGGCGCGAGGAGGGCGAGACGGATTGCTTCGAGCGCTTCGTTTACGAGACGCGCACGGTCGAACTGCGCCGCTGGCCTTCGTGCGAACTCATCTCGTCTCGCCCGATGAAGGAGCGCGAGCTTCAACAAATGCTGCCGTCAATCTAGGAGGCGCGTGTGAGAAAGGAAATCAACTGGCGCAACCTTCAAACGTCGGGGTTGCGCGTCACATGGGAATGCCCGCGCGGGCACGAGGAAGAAGACACGACGCCGCTCGACAAATTCGCCTACTGCCGCTCGTGCGGCACTACCTACTTTTGGGATGAGGTTGAGCAGGTCGGGCCGCTCAAGCAACTGCCGAGGGTGACGAAGGCGGAGGCCGTCTAAGGGGGCGCATGAATGGCTTGGCTCTTTGTGCCGGATATGCCGGACTCGAACTCGGACTCAAGCTCCTGTTCGGAGACGCCTATCGCGTTGTGTGTTACGTCGAAAGGGAAGCCTTTGACGCGGCAACTCTCGTGGCGCGGATGGAAGACTCGTGCTTGGATCGCGCTCCTGTCTGGGACGATCTCACGACCTTCGACGGCAGACCGTGGCGCGGCCTCGTGGATTGCATCACTGCGGGCTTCCCGTGCCAGCCGTGGAGTCAGGCGGGTCTTCGACGCCGCGTCGAAGACCCGCGCTGGCTGTGGCCTACAATCTGCCGTCTCATTCGCGTGGTACGACCGAGCAGCGTCTTTCTGGAAAACGTCACAGGGCTGTTTATTGGAGGGATCGCGCAGGGTCTCGGAGACTTGGCCGAAATCGGGTTCGATGCGGAGTGGGGTGTGTTTTCAGCGGCGCAGCTCTCAGCGCCGCACGAGCGTCAGCGTGTTTTCATCTTGGCCTACGCCCGTAGCTACGGTTCCGAACGAAGCAGAAGGCGTCGAGACTTGGATGAAGCGGGCAGCAGTTCTCGCCGAGAAGCACGGCAACAGCAACGGAATGGGAATGCCGCTGAGCATAGCAGCGCGGATGTGGCCTACTCCGATGGCCGGCAATCACGACCGCGACACATCGAAACTCGACGCGGAGGCGCAACGCCGTGCAGATACGAAGAGGCAGATAGACCTGCACACAGCGGCGCGCAACTGGATGACTCCCGTGCCTTCACAGGCGACGGGGGCTTACTCGCGCGACCGCGGCAAGAAGGGAATGGAGAGGCTGACCCTCGTGGGGCAAGCGTCACGCTGGGCAACGCCTCTTCACGCGGACGGGAAGAGCGGTGCTTTCAGATCGCTGCTCAAGCAGGGCCGCGACAACCTGCGGACGCAGGTTGTCGCCTTCGAGCGTTCCCTCCTGAGCGAAACGACTTCGAGGGATGGCGCGAATACCTCGAAGTGCATCCGGGTCTTGAACCCTCAATTTGTCGAGGCGCTGATGGGCTTGCCTATCGGCTGGACAGGATTGCAGCAACCGGCAACGGAGTCGTTCCGGTCGTGGCAGCTTACGCATACGCGACTCTTGCGAGCCGCTTTGAATCTTGACTAGCGGAGCGTCTGTAGCGGCGTCCCGCCTTTTCTTTCAACTTCTATGAGCGAAGAAATCGAAGTCGAAGAGGACGGATTCATCGCCCCGTGTTGGTGTGGCGCGCGAAACGGTTGGTGCTCGACGGCTGACCTCGACTCGACGTGCGGCGGGCTGGGAGTCCTCTACTGCTACTGTGGCGGCGACCTCTGCGTCTGCCACAACCACGGCGAAGTGCAGTGTGACGGGTGTGGAGACTGCGAAGGCGATTTCGACGACGACGATTATTTCGAGATGGAAGATGGCGAGGACTATTACGAGCCGCCCGACCATCTCGATTACAGCGACGAGGCTGACGACGATTACTGATTCGTGATCATTCATCGCCGGACGTGTCGAGCACGCCGGCACTTACAGGAGGGCTTATGCCACTTTCGAGAGACGATCTTCTCGACATCTTTTCCTACCACCCGCCGCAAGAGGGCGACACTGAAGCGTACAACCGCATCCGCGAGGGCGCGCTTCGCTTCGCCGAGATCATTCTCGACAACACGCCCGCGAGCGCAGACCAGACGACGGCGATCCGCAAGCTCAGGGATTGCGTGATGACCGCGAACGCGGCCATTGCCCTCAAAGGCAAATACTAAATTTTCAAGCTGGGGCTACCGTGGCGAAACTCCCGTACCTTCAACTCTACACGGGCGACATTCTGAAGGACACAGAATTCCGCTCCGTCTCACTACCGGCTCGCGGTCTATGGTTGATGATGCTCTGCATCATGCACGAAGCGCCGCGCAGGGGCTATCTGGAATTAGCGAGTGGCAAACCTTTGTCGCACGACGAGCTTGCCCGCGTCACCGGCTCGTCATCTGAGGAGGTTTCCCCCCTAATGAAGGAGCTAGAAAGCGCAGGCGTTTTCTCCCGCACGACGGCAGGCACGATCTACAACCGGAGGATGGTGCGTGACGAAAAGGAGCGGCAAAAGCACGCCCAAAGGCAGCGAAAGTACAGGGGAAAGCAGAGGAAAAAGGAGGGCGAAAAGTGACGCGCGAGTGACGCGCGAGTGACGCCCTTGTAGCGCCTTACGCGCGCGCGGTGTCACTTTCATATTTCACTGTCACTGTCACTGTCATTGTCACTGTCAGAGTAACACCGGCTTGAAAGCGCCGGTGCTGATGCTTGCTCGAAAATTCTCTGATGAGAATTTTCTGCGCAAAAATCATCGTCGTCCGAAACGCTCCGCGACACGAACCGTTGTTAGCCGGAGGCCGGGGCGCGCAAAGACCAGCAGGCCGAAGACGACGACGATTTTTAGAAATTTCTGAGGGCAGAATCCGATGGCTTCACGCTTCGACAAAGACACCATCCGCGAGTATTTCGAGCACTGCCAGCGGACGGGGTTAAAGCGCATCAACAACATCGCCGCGCTCACGGAGTACGCGCACAAGACCGGCTCGACCGACGAGGCGATACGCGAGTGGCTCTTCCCCGACGAGAGCGAGGGGCCGCTGGTCGTATGCCCAACGTGTGGCGGCGCGGGGCGCATCCCTGAGCCGCTGCCTGCGCCGCCCGAAGTCTGCTCGATCTGCGGCGGGCGCGAGAAGGTCTTGCGCTTCAACTTCGAGACTAGGCGCGACGAGGAAGTCCCCTGCCTGTGCGTGGCGGGAGGGCCGAGCACGGAGGAGATCGAGCGCGAACGTTCCCGGCTTGAGGAGGCGAAGAGACGCGGCGCGGAGACACTCGGACAGATGCTCGGCGTCGGCGAGCTGGTCGCGGCTATCTTGCCCACGGAACTGAAGCTGGTAGGGAAGTCCTCGGACGGCGAGGCGGAGGGCTGAAACTTGGACGTTTTTTGACGCGAAAGGAGCTTCAAACTATGAGCGCAGTTTTGAAATTTGATGCACAGCTTGAATCGCACAACTGCCCGACATGTTTCCTACTGTTTGCTGTGCCGCCTCGGTTGATACAAGAGCGGAGGGCCGACAAAGGTAGTTTTTACTGCCCAAACGGTCATTCGATGTCTTTCAAGGAGTCGGAGGCGGACAGGCTGAAAAGGCAGCTTGAGGCTGAACGCAACCGAGTCGAGTTTTACAAGCGAGAAACCGAGCAGGTGAAAGGCGAGCTGCGCGGCGCGAAAATTCAACTGACGAAGGCCCGGAACAAGCTCACGCGGACGGAGACGAAGGTGAGCAAAGGCGTCTGCCCGTGCTGCAACCGAACCTTCCAGAACGTGCAGCGGCACATGCACACGAAGCACCCGGACTATGCCAACGCTAAAGCGGAGGGCTTCATATGTTGAGAATCAGCAAGAGACGGTTCGCCAAACTGCAAGAGGACGTTTACCGCGCACTCCGCGACTATCAGGACGAGCAGAGTCGCGGGTCGAAGGAGACGAGCGGCGTGCGCGCCGGGCGGTTAGATTACGGGCTGACAAGAGTCCTTGACCGCGTAACCGAGGCCGTGAAGAGAGCGGGGCAGCCGCTTCAATTGAGCCACGTTCATCCAAACGTGGAAACCGGTGGATACGACTTCGTTGACCCGTTGCAAGAAGCCGCTTCAATTGAGCCACGTTCATCCAAACGTGGAAACGGGCTTCCGGGAGCGCGAGCGCATCAAGCGCAAGCGTGAAAGGTGGAAATCAAAACTGGCGAGGATGCCGGCGCTTGAGAGGCACGCGATCATGGCGGCGATTGCCGAGCTGCGTGATCATCTCGCCGCGGGTGACGATTGAGGCCCACCTTGGATCCTCTCGTCGGCCCTGACGATGCTCGAAAAATTATGTTGAATAAGGCATCGTCAAACCGTCGCGCGACGTGTTAACGTTTTTCGGGGGCGTGCGAAGCTTTTCAAGGAGGAAGCCTCTCGGTATGCCTAAGACGAAGCCTTCTCGCCTTCCGGGGCGTCGGCGCGCCGACGCCCACCGCCGCGAGATCGAACGCTCTCTGCGTAAGTTCCTCGAATACGCAGCCCAGCACCCGCTCCATCGTTTTGCCGCGGGCACTCAGCAATTCTTAGAGGAAGTTCGCCCCCTCGTCGAGCAGCTCGACGAGGTTGAAGCAGAAGCCCACAAATCTTAAATCCTCATAATTCACTCCGTAGAAATAGGAAACCGGCAGCGCATAATCTCTCTTTCGTCGGGGCGAAACGGTTCGCCCAAAGTTCAAGGAAGTAACAAGGGAACGCCTTCGATGGAAACTCGCACCCCGCTTCAGCCCACAAAAGCACACCGCACAGTCACGCCTAGATCTACCGCACAGCCACCCGCGAGCGAACAGGCTTGCTCACAGTGCGCGATTGCGTCGGGCGTTCCCTCGTTCAAATCCTTCTCACACATCCGTGACCCCAAAGCGCGGCGCGCGAAAGAGTACGAGCAGCAGCTCCTCCTACTTAGAGACCTCTTCCCTGAGTATTCGACGGGGATAGACTCCCAGATAGAGTTCGCGCGCTCTCAGGCGGGCCGCACGCCGGTGAGCGACCGTGACCGCGTTACAGCCGCGCTCGAGGCTTGGCCGGGCGGCGTTACGTGCGGCGAGGTGAGTGAGGATTTGAAGATTCCTTACAAGACGGCTTACAAGATTTTGCGAGAGTTCCTTGAGAGTGGTTTCGTCGCGGCGACCGAGCGCCGCGGGTTAGCGGGGAACAAGCCCTATCTCGTCTTCACGCTCGCGCACTAGAACCAAACCGGCATCAGATTGATGCCACAACGCGCCGAGACCATCGCCAGCTTCAGCGATGGTCTCGGCGCGTGTTTATGCGGGGCTACCCTACCACCTAGCGTCGCACTGCGATGACCCGTTTTACGGGCGGCGACCTCTGGGGAGGCTGGCTGACTTAACTGCCTCTTGCCCCACACTTCTATAAATGGCGGAAGAAGAGCGAAACGCGAAACCGGAAAAATTATTTTCATCACTTATCACTTATCAATGAAGCCTGAAATCCACTCCGTAGAAATAGAACTTTGCGCGCCCTTATCTTCTTCATCGAGGACGGGGCGCGCGCATCCGAGCGCGCCACACCAAACGTAGCTAGGCCGCCATGCCTGTCGCGCCCCGCCTCTCTCGAAATTTGAGACGAGCGAGGCGCATTTCTTGATTTCAAATCTTCAATTCAGACAGCTCTTCCCCGCGTGCCCGCCGCGCAAAGCCGAACAGTACCTTCCGTTGCTCGTCGCCTCGATGAAGGAGTCCGGCATCGTCACGCGCAAGCGTGCAGCCAGCTACTTCGCGCAGCTAGGGCACGAGTCCTGCGATTTCAAATACATGGAAGAGATCGCGTCGGGCGCGGCTTACGAGGGGCGTAAGGATTTGGGGAACGTCCGGCCCGGCGACGGGAAGCGCTTCAAGGGGCGCGGCCCCATACAGACCACGGGCAGGCTCAACTACACGCTCGCCGCGCTCGCCCTGAATCTCCCGCTCACGGAACAGCCGGAGTTGCTCTCTATCCCCGCGAACGGCTTCCGCGCGTCAGCCTTCTTCTGGAAAGCGAACAAGCTGAACGTCTACGCCGACGCTTTGAGCGCGCGAGGCGACGCGACCGACCTCGCGCGCTTCGACAAGATCACACGCAGAGTCAACGGCGGCTACAACGGGCGCACGGATCGCCAGCGCCGCTATCTGGTCGCTCTCTCGATTCTCACGGACGAACAATTCGCGGACGCGAAGCTTGAACACACGCTCGACGAGCTGACCGTGCCGGCACCCTCGCCGCAGACGGCGGGAGTGGCCAAAGCGCAGCCCGCACAGCCCGCCACCCCTGTAAGCTCGTTTCAGGGGCAGCAGACGCAAGCAACGCCCTCTCCTGCACCCTCGCCGGAAGCGTCCTTGCTCGATGAAATCCCCGTCACCGAAGAGACGAAGGCGGTAGGCATGTCAATCCTCAAGCGTCTCGGCGTCAAGGTAGGCGGCGCACTGGTCGCGCTCTGGGGCATGGGGGCGCACGGACGCCTCCTGCTCGTCGTCGGCGCGGTCGCCCTCGTCGCCCTCGTCTACGTCGAGCGAAAGGCCCTCACGGAAGCCGCGCGCAAGCTCATAAGGAAACTCAAGTGACGAAACGGATTCTCGCAAAGCTTCGTGAGCGCGCGGGCGCGCACCCCGTCATCGCCGCACTCGTCGTGGCGGTACTCCTCTACGTCGTCAGTCAGTTCGGCGCGGGACTGGTCGAAGGCGTCCGGTCGAAGGAGGTCGGCGGTCAGGTGTCAGCCGTCGAGCGTCAGGCCGGAGCCGCCGAGACGGAAGCGCGGGCCGCGCAAAGAGAAGCCGCCGACGCAGAGGTTGACCGGCGAGTCGAAGACCGCATCCGCGCGGAAGTATTTAAGCCGGAGATCGAGCGCGCCGGGCAGATTGTCATACGAGAGCGCTCACGTAGACAGATAGCAGAAACGAACTATGAACACTCTCAAAAAGCTTTCTCTCGCGCTGGCCTTAGCGACGCTGCTCTGCGCGAGCGCAACTGCTCAAGTCTCGCCGAACTCTACCCCGGCAACCGCTACGCCTTCTGCAAGTGAGCAGGAGGCAATCGCGCAGCTCGCCGCCGAGGTCAAGGCGGGTCGCGCCCTCATCGCTTCCCTCAGCGCCGAGCGCGATGCGTTCGCTGCTGCTGCCGAGGCCGAGCGCAAGAACGCGGCCTCGATCCAGAAGTCATACGACGCCGCTCAGACCGAGATCGCCGCGAAGGACAGGGCGATTGAGGCACTGACGCGCGCGGTGGAACTTCACGAGAAGACCGTCGCGCTGCTCACGGAGCGCGAAAAGCAATTGAGCAAGGAAGTCAAAAAGCAGCGGAAGCGCGCCGTCGTCGCAACGCTCATCGCTGTCGGGACTATAGCCAGCAAATTTTTACTCTGATGCCACTCGTCGAGTCACAGATCAAAACCCGGACGGCGCTCTCGTGGCTGTGGACGGCGCTCAAGTTTCTCGCGCCGCTCGTGGCCTCCGCCTTCATCGCCTACGGCTCCGTGCAGTTCGCGCGGGGCAACGCGGCTCACCGGCTGGACGCGCTTGAGCGGGACGTGAACGCCGCGCGCGCGGATCACGAAAGATTTGTCACGCGCGACGAGTTCGGCCTCATCCGCGACGACCTGAAGGAGATCAAGACGGACGTGCGTGAGCTGAGGCGCGAGATGAAGAAATGAGGCTGAAGAAAAAGCAAAAAGAATTCCTGCTCGCAGCTATAGCCGAGGGGCTGACGAGCGACGAGATCAACGCGCGGGCCGCGAAGTTCAAGCCGCCGTTCGAGGTCTCGCGGCAGCAGGTGGACTTCTACCGCGACTCTCGGAAGGTGAAGTTGCAGGAACTGAAAGACGAGTCGGAGTCAGACGCCTTGCGCACCGGCCTCGCGCTGAAAGAGGGGCGCGTCGAGACGCTCAAAGAACTCGGCGAGCGGCTGAAGCGCGAGCTGCTCGCCGAGGGCGACGACGGGCGGCTGTGGCTTAAGCGAGAGAAGGCAATCGGGAGCGGGGTCGCCACGAAGTTCATCGAGGAAGAGGACTTCAACCTGACGGAATTGAACGCGCTGCGTGCGCTGCTGGACGACATAGCGAAGGAGATGGGCGGGCGTACTTATGGCGTTAGCGAAGAGGGTGAGGACGAGGACACATCGGAGGGCGCAGGCGCGGAAGGCCCGCAAGAACTCCGCATCAAGGTCGAATACGTCGGAAATCACCCTGAAGCTGCCGACCCTCCACCGGGCGCAGCAGTTAATCAGTCTTGAGGCGAGCCGCTTTAACGCGCTCGCCTGTGGCCGTCGTTTCGGCAAAACCACTTTCGGGGTTGATCGCTTAATCCACCCCTCCCTGCAAGGGTTTCCGGTCGCGTGGTTCGCACCGACCTACAAATTGCTCCTTGAAGTGTGGCGCGAAGCTGTACGGACGCTTGAGCCGGTCATCGCGCGCAAAGACACCCAGCAACGCCGGATAGAACTCATCGGAGGCGGCGTGATCGAAATGTGGTCGCTCGACGGCGGTACGGTCGCGCGCGGGCGCAAATACAAACGCATCGTCATAGACGAGGCGGCCATGTGCGCCCTGCTTGAGATGCAGTGGCAGGAGGAAATCCGCCCGACGCTCACCGACTACGAGGGCGATGCGTGGTTTCTCTCGACGCCGAAGGGCCTCAACTTTTTCCGCACGCTCTTCCTGCGCGGCCAAGACCCGCTTCAGCCGGCTTACAAAAGCTGGCAGATGCCGACGCTCTCGAATCCGTTCATCAAGCCGAGCGAGATCGAGTCGGCCAGAGGCGACCTGCCTGAGCTTACCTTCGAGCAAGAGTATCTCGCGCGCTTCCTCGAAAACGCGGGCGCAGTCTTCCGCAACATCGCGGCATGCCTGACGAAGCTCGAAACGTGTCCGGGCGAGCATGACGGGCACGAGATCGTCATCGGTCTCGATTGGGGGCAGAAGCGGGACTTTACGGTTATCTCCGCGCTCTGCATTACCTGCCGCCATGAAGTCGAGCTGATGCGCTTCAATCAAGTCGGCTGGGCCTTCCAACGCGAGCGCGTCGCCGACTTCTGTAAGAAGTGGAAAGTGCAGGGCGGCTTTGTCGAGAGCAATTCAATCGGCGGGCCGAACCTTGAGGCGCTCGTGAGCGAGGGGCTTCCGCTTACGGGCTTCGAGACGACGGGGCAGTCGAAGCCGCCGCTGATTCAATCCCTCGCGCTCACGTTCGAGCGCGAGGAATACAAGTGGGTTGATAACCCGGTCGCAACCGGCGAGATGGAGGCTTACGAGTCGAAGACGAACTCGCACACGGGGCGCATTTCTTACAGCGCGCCGAAGGGCCTGCACGACGATACAGTGATGGCGCGCGCTCTGGCGAGACAGGCCGCGCAGCTCAACTTGAACGGCACAGCCGAACACGGCAGCAGCTTGTGGTAGGAGGAACAGAAGTGAACGATTATTTGAACCGAGTTTTGAACTCAATACGCGGCTTGTTCGGCGGCGCGCGCGACAAGGCGATGGAGCAAGTCCGACAGCTTACGCGCCAGACCATGATCGCCCGCGCGCTCTCGTTCTACAGCGGCATCGCGCCGAAGGCCCTGAAGGTCAAGGACGGCGAGCCGGACGATAACGTCTACATCAACTATGCCGAGGCCATAGTTGACAAGGGCGTCGCCTTCCTCTTCGGTCAGCCGCTCGTCATCAGCGTCGGCCACGAAGAGGACAAGCGAGGCGAAGAGTATTTGGAGCAAGTCTGGCCGCAGGCGCAGCGCGACGAAGAGTTTCAGGAGATGGCTCAGGACGGCGCGGTCTCCGGCGACGCTTATCTCAAAATTTCGATTGAACCGGACGGCTCGCCGCGGGTGACGGTGGGCGATCCGAACTGCTACGAAATCATCACCGATCCGCACGACGTTTCGCGCGCAATCGAATACCGCTGCACGTACCAACTCACCGACGGCGGCGGGCGTGAGTATCTCTTCAGGGAGACGACGCGGCGCAGCGAAGATCGTAAGACGTGGCTCATCACGCAAGGCGAGTCGCGCGACGGCGGCAAGGTCTTCATCCCCGTCGGGGAAGGCGTCACTTGGAATTTCCCCTTCGCTCCGATCTTCCACGCGAAGAATCTGCCGAACTCGAAATGCACTTACGGCAAGCCCGACCTGACGGAGCAAGTGCTCGCGGTCATCGCGTACATCAGCCGCCTCGATTCGATGTGCGGCAAGATCGTCCGCATACACTCAAGCCCGAAGCCCTACGCGAAGAACCTGAAGAAGCAGGATTTGGAGTGGGGCACTGACGGCATGCTCTTCCTCAAGCCGACGGGCACGCAGTTGGACGCCGAGATCGGCCTGCTTGAGATGTCGAACGACATCTCGACGGCCCTCTCCCTGCGCAAGGTGTTGCGCGAGGGACTGGCCGAGATGACGGGCGTGCCGGAAGTGGCGACGGGCAAGGTCGAGACGACGGGGCAGCTCTCCGGCGTGGCGTTGCGCATTCTCTATGGGCCGCTGCTCGACAAGACCGCGAAGAAGCGGCTTCGCTACGGTCGCATGATCTTGAGTTGCGTCAAGGCCCTGCTCGCAATCGGGCGCATCGAGGGCAAGGTCGTGCTCAATTGGGCCGACCCGCTGCCGGGCGACGAGAAGGCGAAGGTTGAAGTGGCCGAAGGTAAGAAGCGCCTCGGCATCTCCGAAAACACCCTTCAGAAAGAGCTTGGCTACGACCCCAAACACGAGCGGGAAATGAGCAAGCTCAATTCGCAGGACACGGCCACCGAGCTTTTGAACGCCTTCGATAAGGGCGCAGGCATGGAGGGCGCAGTAGCCTAATGGCTGGCCTGTATGAGATAGCGCAGGAGTTCAAAGCCCGACTGCTTCGCAGTGAGCGCGCAGCGGCGGGCGAACTCCTGCGCGCGTACAGCTTGGCCGTCAGACGCATCGAGGGGCGCGTGCGAGAGCTGACGGCGCAGATAGACGCGGCGGGGCGTCAGGGTGAAATTATTTCTTCAGGGTGGCTGCACGAGCGCGACCGGCTGACGAACCTGAAGCGCGAGATCATCGCCGAGATGCAGCGCTTCGCTCAAGTCGCGTCCCTCAGGGTCGCGGCAGAGCAGCGCGCAGCGCGCGAGCTGGGGCAGGAGTCAGCGCAGACCCTCATCGGCGAGGCGACGGGCGCGCCCGTGGCCGTAAGGCTTGGCGCGCTTGACCGCAGCGCGGTTGGTGCTATCGCCGGATTCGCCGCTGACGGATCGCCCCTGCGCGAGCTGTTCGCGGAGCGTGGGCTGACGGTGGCGCGCGCCGTCGCGGAAGAACTTGTCGCGGGAGTGGCCGAGGGCGCGCCCCTGCGCGTGATCTCGTCGAGGATTCGCACAGTGATGGGCGGCGAGCTTGCGCGCGCGCTCACCGTCACGCGCACGGAAGTTCTCAGAAGCTACCGTCAGGCGACGCTTGAAACTTATGAAGCTTCTGCCGGCGTCGTTATTAAGTGGCGCTGGGCGGCGACTCTCACGACGCGAACCTGCGCGATGTGCTGGGCAATGGACGGGCGCGAGTTCGACGTAAAGACCCCGATGCACACGCACCCGAACTGCCGCTGCGTGATGCTGCCCGTGACGCGCAATGCGGCCCCGCCGCGGACGGGCGCTGAGAGGTTCGCTGACTTAGAGCCGGGCGCGCAGCGCGAGATTCTAGGCCCCGCGCAATACGAAGCCTTCCGTAAAGGCGAATTGAATTTGAACGATTTAGTCGGCGTGCGCCACTCCGAACGATGGGGCGTCAGCCGGTACGAAAAACCACTGTCAGCAATTCTTTCTTGAGGAGTGAGAACGAAAGATGGAAGAGAACGAGACCACGGAAACGACCGAGACGACCGACACGACGACCGACACGACGTCTACCAGCACCGAGACCGGCGAGGGTGCCGGCACTTCGGAGACTTCGGAGACGAGCGAGACCACAGAAGCTGCGACCAACGAGCCTGTCATCCCCGAAGGCTACGTCAAGGCTGAAGAGGCCGAGAACGAACGTACCGCGCGCACGGCGGCTGAAGAGGCGCGCACCGCGGCGGAGACTGCCCGCGCTGATGCAGAAGCCCGCGCAACCGCGGCGGAAGCCCGTGCCCGCGCTACCGAGATCAAGATGGCGGCGCAGGCTCTGAACTTTAACGACCCCAGCGACGCCGAGCGCTTCATCGGCGCGGACGTTGAAGACGTGAACGCGGCTTTGACGGAAGTGCTGAAGTCGAAGCCTTACTTAGCGAAGCCGGAAACCGCGCCGCCCGTCGTCACGCCTACTAGCCCGACGAACCCCGCGCGTACCGAGACGCTGACGCTCGAAGCCATCAAGGGGATGACTCAGCAGCAGGTTGCTGCCCTGCCGTGGGAGACCGTCAAGGCCGTGCTCGCGCAAGGGCGCTGATTGACAGAGCAGCAGTCCGTCAAATATAAGAACAGCTAATAAGTACGCTCAATACTTATTAGCTGTTCTCTTTTTTTGAGCGAGAGCTGTAGCCAGCCACTAAAAGGAGTACCGCACATGTCAGTCGCAACCTTCATCCCGCAAGTGTGGTCAGCCGCCTTGCTCGCAGCCCTGCACAAAGCGCTCGTCTTCGCGCAGCCCGGCGTCGTTAACACCGACTACGAGGGCGAGATCACCAAGCAGGGCGATACCGTCAAGATCAACTTCATCGGCAACGTCACCGTCTTCGACGTTGAGCGTAACGCCGACATCCCCGACCCCGAACAACTCGACACGGCGCTCACCAACCTCGTCATAGACGAGGCGAAGGGCTTCAACTTCTCAGTTGACGACGTTGACAAGGTGCAGGCCAAAGGCGACCTCATCGAAAAAGCGATGGGCGAGGCCGCTTACGGCGTGCGCGATAAGGCCGACCAGCACGTTGCGGGGCATTACGCGGATGCCGCAGCCGCGAACCTCATCGGTGACGACACGACGCCCATCGTGCCCACAGCGGATACGGCGTATGACTACCTCGTTGATCTCGACACGAAGCTCGACGAGGCGAACGTGCCGACTGGCGGTCGCTGGTGCATCGTGCCGCCGTGGTTTCACGGGCTGCTTCGGAAGGACAAGAGGTTCATCGAGCGCAGCACGGCGATGGCCGACGTAATGATTCGACAGGGACTCATCGGCGAGGTCGCAAACCTCAACGTGATGAAGTCGAATAACGTCCGCAACACGAACGGCACGAAATACAAGATCATGGCGGGCTACCCCGGCGCCATCTCTTACGCCGACCAAATCGTGAGCGTCGAGTCGTATCGCATGGAGAAGCGATTCGCTGACGCAGTAAAGGGGCTTCACGTTTTCGGTAGCAAGGTCATCAGGCCGCAGGGCTTGGCCGTGCTGACCGCGAACCGCTCGTAAACCGGCGTCGCCGAGTCGAAGGCGACGATGGTCTCGGACACCCGGAGGCATCGCCGCGAGTATGGCGATGCGTACGATCAAGGCTTCACGATTTTGTTGAGGAGAGTGTAGAGATGGCAAATCCTGCCGCACTGACAGTCACCGACCTTAATGCCAACGGCTCGGTAGCGCAGCCCGCGGTCAACACGATTGACACCAACGGCACTGTGCCTGCTGCCGTCGGGGGCGCGCACGAGCGCGTCATGCTCGAAGTCATCAACGCCGACGACGCGGCACTTACCGTCACCATCGAGTCAGGCGACGAGGGCGCGGGCGCGGGGCGCGCCGGAGTCGGCGACCTCGCCGTCGCGCTTTCGGCCACGGGGGGCGGAAGCGATAAGAAAATCATCGGCCCCTTCGAGCCGGCGCGCTTCCAACAGGCCGACGGCAAGCTCAACGTCACCTTCACCGCCGCGACGGGCGCGCCCAACGCGACCGTGCGCTGCTACCGCCTGCCGAAGGCGACCTAAAAAAGGGTGGCGTGGTACAGGAACAAACGAACCGGCGTCGCGTGGGACGTTGACTCCGTGACGGAGAAACGGGTCTCACGCGACCCCGACTTCGAGCCTTGCGACGCGCCTGAGTTAGCGCCTGCGCAAAGGGAAGAAGCCCCCGGTCAATCAGCCGAGACGGTACTCCTGGCTGACGGCGGCGAGGTTAACTCTCTCGCCGCCGCGCCGGGGGTCAACGTACCGCAAACTCCGCAATCCCCTGCGGCCAGCCCCGGCCCCGTGTCGAGTACCGGCGATGCGACTGATAGCCAAGTCACAGTTCAGCAGCCCACTGCTTCGCAGCCCGCAACTCCTTCGCCCCGCACTCGCCGCCGTCGTCAGCGAGACGGCGTTTGACGTAGAGCGCGACGTGAAAGAGCAGATGCGCGCGCCCAAACACGGGCGCACGTACCGTCGTGGCGCGATCACGAAGCGCGCGACTAAGGCGACGCGAGCGCTCGGCCTGCGCGAGCGAGTCTTGAACCGCGGCCAACTCTCCCCCGAAGGCTTCAGCCTTGAGAGGCGGCGCGCGGTCGTCGGCTACATATTCCACCGCGCGAGCGCGCCGGGCGAAGCCGCAGCGGTTGATCTCGGCGCGGCTGTCAATTCGATCCGCGCCAAGCCGCGGGGACTGCGCGCGGAGATAAACGGCTCAGACATTTTGAGCCTGCTCGAAGAGGGCACGCGACGGGTGGCCGCGCGCCCCGCCTTCGGGCCTGCTGTTGAGCGCGCACGCCCCGTATTCGTGCGCAAGGCGGACGAAGCAATCGCAAACCTGATTTGAGAGGAGTGATCGAGATGGATGAAGTTGAATTCCCGAAGGCTGTTGGCACGACGGGAGAGGTCTATCAGGGCACGGTGGCGGGAGCGCTTGATCCGGATGGGAATGTGCAACCTCTTCAGGTGGACGCCGACGGAGCGCTCCTGACGAGCGGCGGTGGCGATGGAGGCCCGATAGAAGTGAATCAGGGGGCCGCAGGAGGTACACCGTGGCCCGTGTCCCTTTCCGATTACGCTTCGCAAACGACTCTAGCCGCGATACTCGCCAAGCTCACGAGCGACCCCGCAACCCAAACGACGCTGGCCCAAATCCTCGCAAAACTTTCATCAGACCCAGCGACCCAAACGACTCTGGCCGCGGTTTTAGCGAAGCTTTCGAGCGACCCCGCAACGCAGACGACCCTTGCCGCCGTACTTACGGCCCTACAAGGGACACTGACGACGAATCAGGCGTCGCGGGTCGCATCTACGTCCGACGTGAACGCTCCCGCCTCGAACACCGCGGCGGTCATCACCTACGCGGCTGCCGGGGCCGGAGTATCGCACGCGATAGGCGGCGTCGCGTGGAGCTACAGCAGCGACCCGACGGCAGGGAACTTGAAAATCGAGGACGGAAGCGGGAACGTCGTCTTCCAAGTGGACATCACCTCGAAAGGGCCGGGATTCTTCACGTTCCCGCGACCCAAGAAAGGGTCAGCCAACACCGCGCTCATCATCACGCTCGCGGCGGGCGGCAGCGGGGTCACTGGCAAGGTCAACGCCACGAGCCATTGGACGGAATAGGAGGTGGCCCATGAAGGGACTATTGGGCCTGTCGGGGCTGTCGGCGATGGCTGGCGGGTCGGCCCCGACCACGTTCGCCGACGACTTTAACGATGGCGTGTTCGACACTACGAAGTGGACGCGCGACGACTCAACGCAAGTCAAAGAGCAGAACGGGCGCATCGAAATCCTATCGTCCGTCCATCTTCTGATTTCCAATCTGGCCCTCAACATGAGCGGGGGCCGCTACATCGCGTTCAAGACCAACCCGAACGGCGGGAAATCGTGGTGTAGATTTTTCCTCAACGGCGGGGCCGATTACTACGAGGCCCGATTCAGCCAAGACGCGAATCAGAGTTGGTTCGGTACGCACACGGGCGGCGGCGGCGATTCGTGGAGCTTGCAGACGAACTACGACGCGGTAAACGACGCATATCTGCGGTTCAAACACGACCCGGCGACGGGCAATATCCAGATGCACACTTCGCCGGACGGGGCCACTTGGACGCTCCGTGCGTCAGTCCCACGGCCCAACAATTCGGGCATCACCGCTTGTCAGCTTCAAGTCCTGAATGTCGGGGCCACGACCGTCCACGTTGACAACGTAACGAGCGACGTGCCCATTGCGTGAGGAGGCCGCAGACCAGTGGATTACGCAACACTCGAAGAGCTACTCGGTTATCTGCCCTCAGTCACGAGCGACGAGGACAAGGGCGTGCTCGCCGCGATGATTACCCGCGGCTCGCGCGCGATTGACACCTACACGCGCCGCGACCCCGAAACATTCGCGCCTGCGCCCACTGAGGCGAGCGCGCGCCGCTTCTACGGGGCGGACTCAGCGGTGCTCCTGCTCTCAGAGTTCGTCGCCGACTCAATCGAAGAGGTTACCGCGCCGACGGGCTACATGCCGGAGGATTACGTCGAGTTCCGGCGTGGGCAGATCAGGGGGTTGCACACGGCGACGACCGACAAAATCCTGACACCGCGCGTCGTGTGGAAGAAGGGCGTGCCGTTCACCGTCACCGCGCGGTGGGGCTACGCTGCTATCCCTGCCGACATCAAGGAAGCGCTCATGCAACTCGTTGTGCGCTGGTGGCGCTCGAAGGACGAAGCGTTCGCGGGCGTCATCGGACAGGTCGGCACGGATCGCACGATTATCGAAAAGGGTTTCCCGTCGGGCGTTAAGACTCTCTTAGGGCCTTACGTTTTGGAGAGCGCGGAGGAAGACGAAGAGGCGGGAACAATCGAGCGGAGCGACCTGCTCGACGCAGACAGCAACCCTGAGCGCTGGGGGCGCTGGTAAATGCCTGAGCTTCCGACAGACGTTGTTGAGGTCGAAAAGCTAGTGCGCGGCGCGCTCGTCACGCTCTTCAGCGACATAACGGGCCTGCCGCACGTCCTCACTCATCGCGTCTGGATCGAGGGCGAGGCGGAGGCGAAGCGGCGCATGGGCTACGAGCATCCGGCCACGAAAAAGACCGAGTACCGTCTGCTCGTAATTGACCTCTCATCTTTCGACGACACGGAACTCGGCTGCGCCGACAACCCGGTCTTCAACCTCGGCTACACGCTCCGTCTCTCCGTCTCGCACATGGACGTGCGCCCTGACAATAGCTCCTCGACGGACGATTACGCGCGAATCCTTCTGACTATCAGAGACCGCGTGCTGAAGAGTCAGAAGTCTCTGGGCAGCTACGAGCAACTGAAGCCCGCACCGCTGACGCAGGTGGACACGCGCTTCGGCCTCGACGATGACACGACCATCATCGGGCATCACGCACAGTTCTCTCTAAAAGTTGAAGTCACGCCGACTCCGCTTCTCTAACGAAAGGAATTTTTTATGGCGACGCCTAACACCTTCAAACAGTCGAACGTATACGCTGCGTTCTCTCCGACCTTCAACGTGCAGGAGGCTTTAGGCACGCCGCTCGCGCGCGAAGTGCTGACGGCCCGCCTGCCTTTGCCCCGTGACGCAAAACCTTTGCCGACTCGCCGGGTGACGCGCGACGAGACGCGCGACTGCACGGGCCGCTTCCTCGTCGGTCGCCGCCTCACGTCTCGGCTCGCGCTCTGGTCAATCCGGCTCGACGCGAGTCCCGCGCTCGCCGCGGGGCTTCTTGCGCTTGGCTTCGGCGCGGCGGCAGCGCCTTCGGGGGCGGGGCCGTACACGTCCGAGATTACGCGCCTTGTGAGCGACCAGCTTCCCGCCACCTCTTTTCTCATCGGCGCTGAGGACTCGGATGAGCCTGCCGAGCTTTACAAGGACATGATTCTCAACACGCTCGACATCGAGGCGCAGGTGCGTGGCAAGGTCAGCTTAGCGGCGAGCTTCGTCGGGAGCGCGGACGTTGAGACGGTGGCGGATTACGACCCGCCGGATTGCGGCACGATTGTGCCGGTGTACGCGAACGACTGCCAGCTTCTTATCGGCGGGACGAACTACACCGACAACCTCCGCTCTTTCCGCTACAGCCGCAATAACAATCTTCTCGCAGGCGATGACCCGTTCCCATTCGACGCGGTTGATCTCGTCCGATTAGAGCGCGGCCTCGACACCTCGCTCTTCTCGTTCGGCATCTACGGCACGAAGGCACACGCGCTATACGCGCAGGCCGAAGCCGAGGCTGCGCTCGCGGTCTCCTTGCGAATCGGCCCGGCGGGAGACGCGCCTTCGATCATCGCGGCGAGCGCGCAGCTAAATCTTCAGGACACGCCCGTCGGCTACGCGGGCGAGGCGAATCGGAGCGTGATCAATCTGGACGCCGCGCCTTTGAGCGTCGCGGGGGCGGCCCCCGATAGAGTCACGGCGGTCATCGCGCAGTCGGGGCGGTTCCTGACCGTGCCGGCGTGAGTCGCAACGGGGCTGACGGTGAGTGATCACGCAAAGGAGTACCGATCAGATGGGCTTCAGCAAAAAGACATACGAGTCGGAGGTCGCAATCGAAGTGCGGCACGGCTGGTATCCCGAAACAACTTTCGTCTTCTACTTCCCGAAGCATCTCCCGCAGAGCGCGCTCGACGCGGAGAAAGCCTTCCTCAGCCTTGACGATAAAGAGGGGGCGGAGAAGTCGCGCGTCGCGCTCATCAACGTCGTCGCTGAGATGTCTTTGCGCGCGCCGTCGGGCTTCGACGACTTCCCCATGAGCGCGGTCACAGGAGACCTGCAAGATCGCGTGCGCGACTACTTCGACGACGCCACGAAGCCGGAACTTGAGCAGATCGTCTCAGCGGCGTGGGCCGCTTACAAGCAGGGAGCGCGGCCCGTCGGCTACTTGAAAAGCGCTCAAGATCGTCGCGCGGGAGGTGGTGACGTTTCAGGGGTTTCTGTCGAAGCTTCATCCTAGCTTCGACGACTGCCCAAGCCCTTGCGCCCGCACGGTTGACGACGAGAGGCCGAAAGACCTTCCCGACTATTGCGCGCAGTGCGAGGTCAGGCGTCAGCTCGATTACTTCGAGCGCGGAGCGAGGCGCGAGCTTGAGAGGCGCTTCTCTGAAGGCGAGTGCCCGAAGAGCTTCGAGGGGCTGACGGGCGACGTGCTGAGGTTGATGGCGCTCGCGGGAAAGTACAAGCGCGGTCGTCTGCCTCCGGGGGCGGACGCGCTGATGGCGCGGGCGCTCGACATAGTTCGCGCCGAGAGCCGGAGGCCGGAGCGGGTGAGCGCTTGGGAGAGGGCGCAGCGTACGGGGGAAAAGTGATGCGGCTTTACTTCAATTGTGCTACGCGCGACGCAACGGCCCTGATGAACCGCTCGTCGTCGAGGAGGCCGCGCGCCTCCGTCATGCCGCCCTCCATCACATGCCTTAGCGCTTGGTTGATTTGCGTCTGGTACGGCGGCGCGCCCTTGACGGCGGCACGGGCCTTGAAGTGGTTGAGCACGTCTAGGTCGAGCATGATCGTGATTCGCACCTTCGTCTTTTCGCCGGCCAAGTCCTCGCGGCTGGCGACGCGCTCCGGCGCGACGCGGCGGAAGCGCCGCCCTGCGGTTTCAGTCTTCGCCTTCTTCATAAATCCTGCGCTCCTGTCTGGTCGCTTCCCAAGCGGTGATGAGGCGGTAGATTTCCCCGCCATCCTCATCGTCGCGCATCGTGTAGGTCACAGTCAGCAGTCGGCCCCGAAAGTCCATGCCGATGCGTTGAAAACGTTTCTCTTCGTCCGAGTGGTCGCCGTCGTAATCGTCCTGCGCCAGCGGGTCAGCGAAGACGAAGCGCGCGTCCTCAAACCGCACGCCGTGGCGTTTGATGTTGGCTTCGGCCTTGTCTTCGTCCCACTCGAATCTCACTTAATCATTATGCATATCCGATATGCATAGGTCAAGTGTTTTATGAATCGCTTAATTGTAGAAATCCAAGTTGATGGCGAAGGCCGTGCCACTGCCGCCTTGAAAGGCGTCGGCGATGAGGCCGACCGCTTCACCGCGAAGACGAACGAGGCGGGGAAGGCCGGTCTCTCACTTAAAGACGTTTTCGCGGGGAACATCCTCGCCGATTTTTTCAAGCGCGGCGTTGACGCGGCGATAAACTTCGGCGCTGAGGCGGTGCGTGCTTCAGCCGCGGCTTCGGACGCAAACCGCACGCTCGAATTCACCGCGACTCAAGCCGGACTCGCGTACACGCGCGCGGCGGAACTTGCCGAAGACTTCGGGAAGCGCGTCGGCGCTTCAAACACCGAAGCCGCTCGCACCTTCGCAGACCTCCTTCGACTCGCTGACCGCGCGGGGCGCGTCGGCGACATTGACCTCATTCAGCGCCGCTTCGCAGACCTCGCCGCCGCGCGCGGACTTAAAGGCGCGGAGCTTTCAACGCTCGTCGGGACAATTTTGAGCGGGCAGGACGAAGGTCTGAATCGCTTAGGTCTGCCCGACCCGTCGAAGCTCTATGCGCAGTACGCCGCACAGATCGGCAAGACAGCCGACGCTCTGACGGAGATGGAGAAGGCGCAGGCTGCTCTCTCAGGCGTGATGGCTAAGGGGGCCGAAGCCGAGGGGCAGGCCGAAGCGCGGCTGCGCTCGACCGCCGGGCAACTCGACTCCGCGAGCGCGTCTTACGAGAACCTGAAGACGCAAGTCGGCGAGGCGATCACGACCTCGATTGAATTCCGCGATGTGCTGGATACGATCTCGGACGCCCTCGGCTCTCTCGTCACTTCTCACGCTGAGGCGCGACGCGAGCTTGCGTTGGGCTTAAAGACACCTGAACAGATCGCGCAGGAGGAGCGCGAGGGCTACGGGCGTCAGGCTTTCAACGCATTCAAGGGCGTCGCGTCTGCCGTCTTCTCCATCCCTTTCACCATCAAAGACGACTTCCAACTCGCTGCGGGCCAAATCAGCGACGAGGAGTACAACACGAACCTACAGGGCACGGGCGAGGCGATACTCAATCCGGGGCAGCGCCAATACGAAGCGCGCGTCGCGCAACTGAAGGAGCTGCAAGAGGAGATCAAGCGGCAGGAGCAAGAGGCGCAGAACAAAGCCAGTGCTGCTGCGGCTTCAGCGGCGGCGAAGGAACAGGCACGTTTGCAGGCTGAGGCGGCGAAGGAACAGGCACGTTTGCAGGCTGAGGCGGCGAAGGCGGCAGCCGAAGCGGAAAAGAAGACGCTCGAAGCATTGCGTCAGACGCGCGATGAGGCACGCTCTTTTCTCACCGACTCGCTGATTAAGAGCGACCCCGACAACCCGCTCCTCGCGCTCTTCGTGCGCGCGCAAGTCGAGATCGAAGAGACGAGAAAGAAGTTTCAAATCTTCGGCTCATCCGGCTCATCCTTCGCAAACGAGATGGCGCGCATCCGCGAGGAGGAGCTAAAGACGGAGATCGCCGTCGCGCGCTTCCAAGCGGGCCTCACGGCTCTGAAGCAGCTTCAAGAGGCGAACAGGCTCGAACGCCCCTTCGTCGGACTCACAGGCCCGGAGCAACGCGCCCTCGACGTTTTTGGCGCGCGAGTCGCCGCGGCCACGTCGGGCGTCTCGGGCGCGGGGCAGGCGGAGGCTTTGCGCGCCGGACTCACTTCGGTTGACCCCGCCATCTTAGCGGGACGCCAGTTCGAGGCGCTGAAAAAGCTTGAGTCGCAAATCTCGCTCGCGGGCGGGAGGGGAAGCGCGGCGGCGCGCGACGCCCTCGACGCCCAGCTCAAAGCACTCTTCGCGTCATTGCCCGATGCGCTGAAAGCTAACGTCGCAAGTAACCCGACCTTGCGCGAAGCCTTCGCTGGGGCGTTCTCGCGGGACGCGGACAGGGCGCGGCGCGAGGTCGAAGACGCGATAGAGCGCGAGCGCGCAGGAAACCTCATTCAGCAGGACGCGCGCGAGCTGCTCGCGGCGATTCGCGGGAGCGCGCTTACAGACGCGCAGAAGCTCAAAGAGTTTTTAAGTGTCACGGGCGCTTTAAGCGCGGGCGAGTTGACCGGAGACCTGCGCCGCGCGCGCGTTGACGCCCTGCGCGAGTCGGCGCGGCTCGAAGCGGGAAAGGCTGAGGAGGCGGAGGCGCGCGCAAAGAAACTCGCTGCCGTGATGGAGAAGCTCGACCGCGCCTTGAGCGACCGCGGACTCAAGCTCGACGCTGAAAGCTCGAAGGTTCAGATCGAGGTCTTAGACCGATCCGACCTCGCGCGGGTCTCGACGCTGGGCGACGGCTTCTCGGCCTTCTGAGGGTGAGCGGAAATGGCAGGACGATACGCACAGGCCACAATCGCGGGAGTCGCCTTGCAGGGGGCGGGAGGCGTCAACTGCCGGGTTGATGTCCTCGACGGCGAGGGCCTGAAGCGCGCTCTCGTGGGCAGTTCAGTTGTAGCGCTCGACTTCACCGTCCACACGCAACTCAGCAGCCGCGGCGCAGCGGGTGTGCCTTTCGGCCTCCGTGTCGCGTGGATGCCGATCACGCTCTTGAACAGCGTCGTCGAGGTGATGGAAGCGGCGTTGCAGGCGGACGAGGATTTCGTCGTCACGGCCTCGGACTCAGGAGGCGCGCCAAAGACGGATGACATCAGCGTGCGCGCAGTGCCGGACTTCAGAGCGATGGCCGGGAAATACTTCACGCGGGGCGAGCTGTCGAACGACTACGTTAAGGATGTCGTCTTTCGCTTCATCTCGACGGGGGCTGCCGGCTCGTAAACTTTGACGTTTTTTGACGCTTGCGAGGAGCTTGACCGATGAGCAAATCGAACTATTTGGAGAACGCCGTCCTAAACCATCTTCTTGGCGGCGGCGACTACGTGCGGCCCGCCACGGTCTACGTCGCGCTGTACACTTCCGCGCCTGACGACGCCGGCGGCGGCACGGAAGTAGCGGGCGGCTCTTACGCGCGCGCCGCCGTGACGAACAACAGCACGAACTGGCCGGCTGCCGCGGGCGGCGTGAAGTCGAACGGGACGGAGATCGTCTTCGCGCAGGCGACCGCGCCGTGGGGCAATGTCACGCACTTCGGCATATTCGACGCGCTCTCAGCAGGCAACCTACTCTTCTGGGGCGCGCTCACCACCGCGCGCACGGTCGCCACCGGCGACACTCCCAGCTTCGCCGTCGGCGCGCTCACAGTGACGGAGGACTAACAGCGATGTCTCAGCACTACGCCGTCCTCGGAACAAGCGCGCCCGTCACGACCGTGAAGGTCGGCGCGCGCTCAATCCCTGCGCCCTTCGCGGGGCAGCTCGTGCGGCTCGTCTTCTCCGTCGGCGCAGCCAACTCCGCGGGGGCGTCAACCTTCGACGTGAAGAAAAACGGCGTCTCGATCTTCTCAAGCCCCGCGGAGCGCCCCTCGATAGCGTCGGGGCAGAGGAGCGTCGTCGTTTCCGGTCTCGAAATCGAGGTCGCGGAAAACGATGTGATCTCGTGGGATGCCGTCGGCGTGCCGCTGGGGGGCTTGGCCGCGCCCGTCACATGCACGGCTGTGCTCGACGACTTGCAGCCCGCGGGACTCACCATCGAAGAGGCGGACGGCGCGCCCCAGCTTCTAGCCACGACGCTGAAAGTGGGAAACGGCGATCTGACCGACGAAGGAGGCGGCGTCGCGCGCCTGCGATCCGTCGCCGACGTGCTGGGGGTCGCAAACGGCGCGGCCTCGCTCGACAGCGCGGGGAAGATTCCGACCGCGCAACTTCCTGCCCTCGCCATCAATGACGTTTTCACCGTCGCGTCTCAGGCGGCCATGCTCGCTTTGACGGCGCAGCGCGGAGACATCGCCGTGCGATCTGATGTAGGGAAGGCTTTCATCCTCGCGTCAGACGACCCGACGCAGCTCGCGGATTGGGTGCAGTTCCCCCTCCCTTCGACCTTGCCGCCTTCGGGTGCAGCAGGCGGTGACCTCGCTGGCACGTACCCTAACCCGACGCTCGCTGTCCTCGCGGGCCTCGTCGCAGCGACATACGGCGACGCCTCTCACATCCCGCAAATCACGATTGACACGAAGGGCCGGATCACTGCCATTGCCGCCCTCGCTATCGGCGCTCTCGCGCTCGCGGGCGATGTCACGGGCACGCTCGCGGCTTCGGTTGTCACGAAGATTCGCGGCTTTTTGATCAAGGACTTCGGCACGAGCGGCCCAACAATCGCGGACGATTTCAACGACGACATCTTCGATACGACGCTCTGGCAGCGGTCAAATATATCGAACGTCGTAGAGACGGGAGGTCGCCTTGAGATGTACACGAGCGGGGCTGCTGATTGGTTTCAGTGGGCCGTGACTCGTGACATGACTAATCGCTACGCCAGCTTCAAGTACGGCCCGAACAATACGAACATCGCATTCATTCGTATGCTCTTGAACGGCGGACTTGATTATCTTGAGTTTCGCGTTGACCCCGCGACTGCGGGGCTGAAGGCGGGCTATCACGTAAACGGCGGAGGCGATACGTGGGTAGTTAATAGGGCCTACAACCCTTCGACCGACACCTATCTGAAGTTTCAACATCAAACTTCAGATGGCAAGTGGCACTTCTTCGTTTCCGGGGACGGTGTGACGTGGACGGACATCGGGAACTGTTCGCCGCCGGGCGGTGCAGGCCAATCGGCTGCCCGCTTTTTCGCGTACAGCATCACGGCGAGTGTTGCAGTTCCGATTTGGTTCGATAACTTCGACTCAAACATTCCACAGGCCAGTACGAACCTTGCGGACGGCGAGACGCTCGTTTACCGAAGCTCGACGGCTCAGTTCGAGAACTTCCCTGTCGGGGCCGTAGAAGGAATATCCGCCGCTCCGGGCGGCCCGCCTGCCAACGCGAAGCCGGGTCAGTGCCCCGTGCACTTCGATATGGTGAATCATCGCCTCTACATCTGGAATCCCAACACAAGCTCATGGGATTGGCGCTCGATAAATAACAGCTAAACATGCCGATCCTGCTGCCCATCGAGGACGAGTCCGCTGGAGCACCGCCACCTTTGGCGACGAGTGCCGGCGCGTCCGCTCTCGAAGGCGCGCTCACGGTAGCCAACCGCGTGCGCGGTGCAAGCGCGGGCGCGAGCCTCGTCTCCGGCGCGCTGCGGCTGGGTGCTGCCGGCGCGCTCGCCATGTCCGGCGCTGTTTCAGGTGTGAGTGCCACAGCCGCGCGCCTTCGTCTCAACGCAGAGGTCAACGTCAACCTCGCGGGCACGTCCGCGGGCACGTCTGCGTCAGAAGGCATGATGCACGCTCGCTTGTCCGGTCTCACCGCGCGCAGTGATAGCAGCTCAAGCGCCGTCGGCGCGCTCGTGGTCGCTCGCGCCGACGAGTTCGGCTTCACGGTCTTCGTTGACGTTCTCTCGTCCGCGCTCGCCGACGCCCTCGAACGAAACATCCACCGCTACACCGCGCGGCTGATTGTCGGAAGGGAGAGAGACGAGGACGGCAATATCGTCGTCGCCGGGCAGAGCGTCCCCGTCATCCGCGCAGAGATTTCAGCGCCTCCCGACCGCCTCGGCACTGAGCTTTCTGTCGTCCTCGCTCGCCCTGACGTGGCCACCATCGCCTACGGTGACGTGGTTGATTTCGAGGTCGGCGTCTGGACGGGCGAAGAGTTCGCATACGTGACGCTCCTAGAAGCCGCGCGGCTCTCAGGCCGAGGTGCGCGCTACGCGAACGAGCGGGGGCTGCCGGCTGATAGCGTCGAGATGTCCTTCGTTGACGTGATGGGTGACCGCTGGAATCGCGCGCCCTCGCGCAACCTTATCTTCTATGACCCCGACGAGACGGAGAAGCCCGCGCCCTCGTCCCTGTCTTCACAGGCAATCGTGGACGAGCGCGGCCAAAGCGTAGAGCCGGAAGTTCGCGCGGTCTCCGACCTCTCGCTCCTGACGCTCCTCGACGCGGCTTACGTCGAGGGCTGCGGCTTCAGCCGCGTCGTCACCAACTGCGAGGACTTCCCCGTCTCTCAGGCGACCTTCACCGTCACGGGCGGCTATGACGCCGGCGTGCGTCAGTTCCTCTCGCTTTACGACGTGACTGTATTTGTCGCGGGGAACGATCTGTGGATCGTGGACACGGGCGCGGTGCTCCCGGCGGGCCTCTCCCCGCGCGAGTTCCCCGCGCGTCTTTCCGTCGCCGTTGACGACACGCTGCCGAAGCGCGAGCCGGTGACGGCCATACTCGTGCGCCTGAAGGACGACCGCGGGGCGGGCGAGTATTTCACGGAGCGGCTTGAGACACCTCAGCCTTCCGAGACGGGCACATTCGGGCAGGAGGGTTACACGCGGACGAGCGTCGAGAGGCGCGTGCGCGAGTACCGAACTTTCTCCGCGCCTGAATCAATCGTGCGCGAGGAGACGGTGAGCGAGAAGACGACGACGGAGGACTTCGAGTTCAACGTCATCAACCGCGAGACGCGCACCGACTCTTTCGACGCGCTAGGCCGTCACACCGGCTATACGCGCACGGTCGAGCAGCGCCTGCCCGACCCCGCGAGCAATGGCGAGATGCTTTTGCAGACGGCGCTTGAGGAATGGCAATTCATCTCCTACACGCCCGACCCGCGCGATCCCGCGCGCGACCTGCAAGACAGGGTTGAGACGCGCACCGAGGGGCTGATACTCGTTGACGAGGATAAGCCGTACCTCGATAAGCCCTACCGCCTGCCTCTCTCGGACGCGCACCGCTCAGGCTACGTTGACCCTGACGCGAATCAGCGCACGGAGTTCGGCCCCATCAAGACCGAGATCATCGAGTTGAAGGTGAGAGGCCAGCAGGTGACGAGGGAGCGCCGCGTCTTCAACCACGTCACGGACGCGCCCGACTCTTCGAGCGTGCAGACGCTGACAGCCTCCAATTCCATCGAGCGGAAGAGCGCGACCACGCGCAGCGTCCTCGTTATGGCCGAAGGTGGCACGCTCGCCGGGCGTCGCGTGCCTGAGTTCGACGGCACGGGCCTGCCCGGCGCGCTCGCTCTGAAGCTGGCGCGACGGCGGCTCGCGCAACTGAATGACCCGCAGCGCGAGGTGAGCGTGCAGATGGCCTATCTGGATATAGGCATGCGGAGGGGCGCAGACCTACGGCTACGCGGGCGCGGCGGGGTGATTGGCGATCTGATCGTGCGGGGGTACTCCATCGTCTTCTCTACCGGGGGCGGCTCAAGCGACTTCACGGCAACGATGAGCATTCAGGCGAAGGAGCTGCGGCAGTGAGCGAGGGCGGGACGCAAAGCACACCGGCGCGCGACGAGACGGGCGAAGACGGCGAGGTTCGGATTTACGTCACGCGGCGCAAGATCGGCGAGCACTACTACGGCGAGCATATCTGCGCGCGCAGCTTCGAGGAAGCGCGCGAGACGGCAGCGAAATTCGGGGCCGAGGTCGAAGGCGTGCTCGAAGAAGTGTTGTGCGTGAACTGCTTGGCAGTCGTCACAGGCGCAGAGAAGCCGGTCGTCGAACGAGGTGATTGGCCGGAGGAACTCGAAGGGTGAACGTCACGAATGACGACGGCACGCCCCTCCTTTACGTGAACGCGCGCGTCACGGAGGGCAGCGAGATGGCCTTCACAGGCAACGTGCCTTGCCGCGCGGGTATGTTTCTTTCGGCAACTCAGGACGCAGCCGCGAAGATCGAGGCGCGCCGCAGCGGAACGGCGGACGCCTTCGCAGACCTCGAAGCCGCGCCGATCTCGCTCACGCCTTACGCGGGTAGCGTAATTAAATTTGATTTTAGGGTGACAGGTCTGCCCGTGACGACGAGTGCCCGCGCGTCGCTGCCCGTGAAGGTGACTTACAACCCGTGA